CCCATTCAGGTAAACTCGAACTATTGGAAAAAGCGGAAGCCTACGGACATTAACAAATGGTCTGCACGGGATATTGTAAACGGGAAGCTGACAAAGATGCGAGTAAATAATAATGTCTTTAGTTCCGTCCTCGGCTATTTCGAGGCCACGCCGTTCATGAAGGTCCCTTGCCGTCTAACATCGTATACGCAAAAGTATTTTCACCAGTACAAGCACGGCATCCCGTTCATCCAAGCGATTGACAAGACGTTTAAGAAACTCATTCCGGATCGTCATGCGAAGCAGCTCGCCGCCGCTTCGGAGAAGAAGATGTATCGAGTGGCCGACACTGCCTTCTCGTCTGTCACGATTAACCGCAACTTTCAGACGGCGCTTCATATGGATGACGGGGACTTTAGGGAGGGCTATGGGAACCTGTCGGTCATTGAGCGGGGCAAGTATTCTGGAGGGCAGACACTCTTTCCTCGATTTGGTATTGGGTTTAATGTGCGTACGGGTGATTTTCTCGCAATGGATGTGCACGAATGGCACTGCAATACGGAGCTGTTCGAATCCGAGAAGGATAAGGCGTTCAATGCCAAACTTCCTAAGATACACAATGATGATCCGAATACGGGAACCTTGGGCGGCGACAAGCCCTTTACTCGGATATCCTTTGTTTGCTATTTGCGTGAGAAACTCCGTGGCTGCAAGCCGGCCGAGACGCAGGCTTATTATTCACGAATACAGTTTGACCCAGAAAAGGGTGACATGAAGCAGCGGGGAAAGACACGAAAACTGCGGCGCTAAAGAATCGAGAGGACACCGATTAATTTGCTACATATGGATAGTATAGTTGACGCTATGAATAAGTTTACTACAAACTTCTTTTCAAGCCCCGCATCAAAGGCCGCAGTTGCCAGTTATGAGGCGGCACGTGCTGCAATATGTAATCCAGACGCTACGGGGAAGTGCAGGCCAGGTACGCCTCCTACCAGTGTCGTAGGAAGCCTCTTCGGAGCCACATCTGGAAACACCTTTGGCCCCCTGTTTCCTGGTGCAACCACTGTATCTACCTCTGGGGGAGCAAGTGTCTTTGGGTACCTCTTTTTTCTGGCCGGCATTGTCTTTGTGCTGTTTTTACTCCTCATGTTTATCAATACAACCGTGTATCCTATCTTTTCGTTTAGTATGAATGAGCCTGGATTGATTAGTATCCCCTTATCGACGGATAGAGAGCTGTCGTATAAAAAGGATGGCCTGGCTATCCCGACAAAGCGCAGAGACACAGATACAGGCAATAAAGATAATGTAACCACCCTGCCTATCTGTTGCAACTACACGATAGGAGTGGATATCTTTATCAATGGGGGCCTTACGCCTATTACCTATCCGCACGTGCTTCTCTACAGGGATATATCTGGATCCGGTGTGCTGGCGGGAACGGCGGCGGCGGCCACTCCATCGAATCTGGCAGAAAAGTATCCAAACACGAATCTTATTGTCTGGCTGGATAAGGCCACAAATAATCTTAATGTGACCATTGTCACGAAGGATTCTGGATTGAATGAGAAACTGCAGAATGTGCCACCCATTGAAAATGTTCCCTTGAACAAGCTGTTTCGCTTGGTTGTTGTCTTGGCAGACTCCTTTGTAGAAGTATACATCAATGGGGAACTCCTACGGACCATGCAGGTTAGTGGAAATCTAAAGGGCATTGGCAGCGCAACGGCCTCGACCGATTTCTTTCCTCCTGTGACGCAGTATACCGAGGGTGGAGTGAGAATATCGAACATGTCCATGTGGCCCAGAGTAATCACGGCGAGGGAAATACGGGCCTATGAGGCCACTCCAATGACTTCATAAACATATTCTTGTATTCCATTAGATATGGAAAGCAGTACATGGTTACTGCTTTTAACAGGTCTTTTAGTAGCTAGCATACTTCTCTTTTATTATTCTCCAAGCTATGCGCCAAAGCTGACATCGATGGCAACGGGGCCCTTTCCACTGAATGTAGGCACGCCGACTGAGCTCATTCCCTTTGACCGTGCCATGTATTTTTCTAGTACCGACGCAGGAGCCTTCTCGACCTTTGTGTATCTGAATCCCATTAATCGCACCTCGACCTATGTCTCAGGGTCCAGTTCTCCCACGTCAAGCACTACTGGCCACTATACTATATGTACATGCACGGCAGTAAATGACTGCGCAAACTGCAGTCACCCTGAATACAAGATGTTGGTCAACATATCTGGAATAGCATACCTAGAAGTTATGCTTGCCCCGGATGCTAGTCGACAAGGTAAGGCGATGACACAGATTGTGGTGAAAACTCATCAGAACTTGACCTCCTATTATGAAACCTTCATCTTACCGCCATTGGATGTGCAGAAATGGGTCTACCTTACCGTTAGCAGAGAAGGGCGGCGTCTTGATATATATTATAATGATGCCATCGTCTTATCCACGAAAACACAGTATTATTTTAAGACCGATGTTACGGCCGGTATTACTTCCGGTTCACCTGGTCTAGAAGGTCAGCTCCTTCTTGCGAATGTCTATAACCACCGGCTAAGTACGAAGGATGTTTCGGCAATGTATGCGAAGTATGCCGATACTCGAGGGCAGCCCTATTTCAGTAATCCTGAGAATCCACTGAGCCTTTCGGATGTGGGTGGCATACTCCCCTTGTACGCATCCACAGTCTTTTCTTCTGCAGTATCCTATTTGCCCACGATTAATTTATGCCCATCGGACGGGTGCTTCACTGCACCGGCAATACGGCCTGCAAACCCAATGTATACGTGGACATCGCCCTATGCATAAATGAAGAACTTAGAGGGCCCTTCAATTAATATTTCACGATACATTAGTAATGGCAGATAGGAACTACGCTCCTCAAGAAACGGGGGGTTCACTGTTTTCTGCTATAAATGTTGTATTTATACTCGTCAGTCTTTTATTAATATATTATTTGTATCGGTATTTGTATACGGCTGCCTATAGCGGGGCCGTTGAACTTATTCCCTCGCAAATTCAGGGAAATGTCCCACCAACAAATCTCCCGAGCTTTCCCGCACCGCAAGAGGGGGGCGATTATTCTGTAAACATGTGGATCTATGTGAGCAGCTTGAAAACGGTGAACACCCGTAAACACCTCTTTGAACTGCAGGGTGTAAACTTTTCGACACTGCTTATTGGGCTGGGGGCGTTTAAGAACTCTCTTATGGTGCGAACGCAGTATCTTGAGCCCACGCAGGGGTTTCAAAATCCACCCACATCCTATACAGGTGGTGTGATAGAGAGAGTGAAATCCATACTGAACAGAGGGGAAGAAGGCTTTAGTGATGGGTCTGGCTCTGGCTCTGGGTCTCGTGGCTCTGGGTCTGGCGGTTCTGGGTCTGGCGGTTCTGGGTCTGGCGGCTCTGGCTCTGGCGGTTCTGGGTCTGGATCTTCTGTCACGACGACCACGACGACCACGACGACACCCCCTCCTAGCAACACAAACACACCGAATACCGCCACGAAAGCCGGAAATCTCAGTAAGGCCACCGTGACCAGCATGTTTGCGGCAATGGCCTCAGATGATTCTCTTCTTACCGCCCCCCCTGTGTGCGATGTACCCGAGATTGACCTGCAGCGCTGGACAATGCTTACCGTTGTTATTTCTGGAAGAAACATTGATGTCTACATCGATGGAAAGCTAACTCGCTCCTGCTCGACTCCCTCGTACTTCAAGGTAGATCCTACCATAGGAATGAAGGTCAATATTGCAGACCGTGGAGGATTTGACGGCTACATTGGGAACACCATGGTGGGTAGCTATATCATGAGCCCCGATGAAATCTACAAGGCCTATCTTTCTGGGCCAAGTGGAACATCCCTGGATCTCTTGTCCTGGTTGTTATCTCTAATAGGGAGCAGAAGCATAAGATAGGTACCGTGTCAACTGCCAAAAGAAGTCCACCCAGAGGGTGCAGTTATTTTAGCACAACACGGTAGTAGGGGATGAACACTGGAAGACAGCCCGATTCTTCCGGTCAGGTTATAACTGGCCTCGCACTAGTAGCACTTATCTTTATTGCCTGTATCACAAGCGAAGTCCTGTACAATGCCATGTATAATGGGCAGAATCGCTTCCAGACACTTATTGATTATTCAGCAAACTCGAAGGACATGTCCATCACAATTCGTCAGGATGCAAGCAAGTATTCGGATGCAAAAACCATTGGAATGTCAATCAATGAGCGCACAGGAATCGAGTTTTCCTATTCCTTTTTCATCTTTGTTCTTCCCACCACCTTTGACAGCACGGACGTGAATACCTTTAAGCACGTCTTTCATAAGGGATTTGCGATTCCTTGGCCATTGATGGGCCCCGGGGTCTTTATGAATGCCACGACGAACACGATGAGAGTAATCATGAATGCCTATAATAATCCTTATACCTTTGCGGACGTGACAAACATTCCGATTCAAAAATGGGTTCACGTGGTGCTGAACTGTGTAAACAATGGGCTGGATATTTTCATCAATGGGGGGCTGGCAAAGAGAATCTCGTTTGAGAATACTCTGCCTTACCAGAACTTCCAGGACCTGATTCTCTTTTCCACGGTGAAACTGAGTACTCTTGGACGGGGCGGCCTTCCCGCAGCATTAGGCACGAATCAATTCAATCTCACTGGGGCCTTTTCGGGAACTCTGTCGAATCTCATCTATACCCGGTACGCTCTTTCTGTGGGTGAAATTCAAAACCTAATGACAAAGGGGCCCTCAACAAAGGTGATAAAAACCGTTATGGAAGAGCCTCCCTATTTGGCAGATGATTGGTGGGCCCATCAATAGATGAATCACTGAGAATCCTCCTTGAACCCTATAAGTCCCACAGCATCAAGGGGCCCCCACATCGCATCATCTACTATAATGGTAAGGCCATCATAAATAAACTCCCAGTGCGCCGTCTTACCGTCGCCAGAGCCCATGGTATAGGCTCTGACGAATCGGCCCACTGGCTCCTCAATCGTCATCTCTCCTTTCTTGACCACCTTGATATAGTTCTTGGTGGTATCCAGATTCATCCGAGAGATGCGTGATGTAAAGATAGTACCAAGGGGCTCCATATTCCTTATGAGGCGTAGGACTAGGGGTAAATTTTCGTGACCGTACTCGAGGTAAGGGCTTTAACATATAATCTCTTGTATTCCAGTAAGGAATTGCCGATGGCAGGAGGAGGATTATATGCTCTTGTTGCATACGGGACGCAGAATGTTATTTTAAGCGGCAATCCGCAAATGACCTATTTTTATAAGGCGTTCAAGAGATACACGCATTTTGCGATGGAGAACATCAGGATACCTCTGGAGGGGATAAATGAGCCGGCATACAATGACCTTTACAGTCTCCGGGCAAAGATTCCCAGGTACGGGGATCTGCTGTCGGATGTTATTCTGACCTTTACTATCCCAGACATTTACAGTAAATACGTAAGCGGCCGCAGCTATCAATACGAGTTCCAGTGGGTTCGATATCTGGGTGCGGCGATTATCAATAAGATTGGGTTCTACGTTGGTGGCCAGCGAATCCAGGAGCTGGAGGGGTCCTACATTCTGGCCCAGGCACTTCTGGATCAGGACCAAGACTCTTTTCAGAAATGGCGGCTGCTTGTCGGCGATACTGATGCGCTTGTTTCACCGGCTACGAGCGAATATGCCTCCTATGATTCGAGGACAAAGCTGTATTCTGGGTACCCGACCGTCACACGAAATACGACGCCAGGGGCCGCACAGGTGAATCGCCCCTCCATTTTCGGGCGGACCATTCATGTGCCTCTATCCTTTTGGTTTTCCGAATCCCCGTCGAAGGCCCTTCCCCTGATTGGCCTGCAGTACCATGAATGCGAGATACAGATGACGTTAAATCCGATTAATGAGCTGTATACTATCTTGGACCCTAATGGCCTTCGTGTGAGTCCGAAATTCACCTCTGTTCCCGGCCCCTTTACGCAAAATGCCCCATTGTATGTCGACTCGGATGATACAAATGCGAACATAACGATTAAAAACTTTCTGACGGATATTGATGCGAGCATTCCCAGTCTAGACACGTGGCAGACATTCCGACCGGAACTTAATGCGACCTTTATCTATCTTCCGAGGGAGGAGCAGATTGTGTTTGCCACGAGGCCCCTCTCCTATCTCATTACACAGGTGACGAACTTCCCCTTTTATGCGCAAACGGGGCGGGCCGTCCTGGATCTGCAGGCGCACAATCCCATTACACGCATGGTCTTTATTCAGCGGCGCTCGGACAGCTATAAGCGAAACGATTTTGCAAACTTTACAAACTGGTTTACCTATCCGTATTATCCCTATTCGCCGAATCCGGCGCCACCCCCTGGAGTGAACTATTCCTCTGGAGTCCTATTGCCTGCGATGCAGCAGCAAATGATTCGTGGAATCCACGTGATTTGCGACGGAAATGAAATACAGGAGATGAAGCCGACGGATTTTTTCACAGACTACTCTACATGGAAATACTCCAAGGGGACTGGGCAGGCCGGCCTTCCCCTCTACTCCTTTCAGCTCTACTCCTCTGCAACGCAGCCTTCCGGGTCCATTAATGCAAGTCGCATACGAAACTTCCAGGTAGACATGGATTTCTGGCCGCTGCCGGCTGGTATCCCGTACACGTATAATGTCGATATCTATGTTGAGAATCTGAACTTCCTTGAGATTGTTTCGGGCATGGGCGGTCTCAAATACGCCCTATAATCTGGCCATCTCCTTTGGCCAGTTCACCTCAATATGCGGCCGCAAGAGTTCCCGCCCCCCTCTTAGCACACGAGATGTGTTTGGGTTCCTGTTCAACAGGGCCACAAGTTCCTCTTCATCTGCAACGGTGAAACAGTTTTTCCCGTCCTCGAACTCTGTCTTTCCTCCAGCGACCCACTTGGTATTAATGACCAGGGCGCACTCCTCATACATCGCCTCTAAAAAGGTGTACTGCGAGCCTCCCCCGTCGTGTTTAATGACACTCATGTCTACGACGAACTTGGCGTCAGTAAGAATCTCGTCGAGATCCTCGAAACTCTTGTCAAAGGGCCCCTTGTAGAACCGTGTGAAGCCGAGTTCCTTCAACTTGAAAAAGACATATTGGCGATTGATGGCGCCATAGATGTCTATGGGGTCCTTCAACTGTGCATTGGCCTTTAGAAGAATATCTGTATGCTTGTCGAAATCTATGCGGGAAATACTGACTGCTTTCTGCGGATGTTTGGCCTTGGTAAACGGATATTCGTAAAAGGGGTGTACAATGAACTTGCTCTTTAGCGAATACTCGTCCTTCAAGAACTTCTTTACCGATTCACGGATGGTGATAATCCTGAAACGGGGCAGATTTCGGAGAATGGGCTCCTTGTTCTTTCCTGTAACTTCTGTGGGGTCGTGGATGACAATGAGAGTCCCGTCGGGCATCTTATCCAGATATTCATAGTAGGTTTTATCAATGGCCGTGATAAGAAGTTTTCCCTTGGGGAGGTCGTTCGGGGCACGATTCTGATACTGCACGCCGTACCCATAGTCTCTCTGCTTCTCTTCGGTTCGTGAACCAATCCTGTAGAGGGGAAGGGAGTACTTCAGGGAAAGATGGGCGGTAAAGGTGACCCATCCTCCGTAGATGGGCCTGGCCATATAGATAAGATGAACCATCGCTGAACTCTGATAGGGCATGGGAAAGCATTCCCGGGAAAAAATCATGCGAAAAATAGGGAATACTAGGATAGGTAATGTTCAGTTCTATCACAAATTTATTTGGATCAAGCTCAACCTCTGAAGCAGATAAGGCCTCTAGCGCAAGCCAGATTACTACATTAAATAGAAATTTTACTGGAATGAAGGGTGCCTTATCTACATCACTCACTAGTCTCGAGGCTACCCCTGGCGTGAGGGACGCCGTTGACACGTCGATGCTAACGACTGCACTTAGTAAGGTAGAACAACTCGAGGAAATCTGCAAAAACATTAGCACAGAGGAATGTGAGGAAAGGCAGGCACGGCTGCAGGCAGATAATGATGCCAAGCAGTTGAAGTTTTACCAGGATGAGCTGGTCAAAATGACTAAAGATCTAACCATTGTTCGTACTTCGGCGCAGGCAAAACTTGATGAGTATCTTACGGCAAAGGCGTCGAATCCCGTCTTTAAGGGTGAGTCCATGATACCCAAGGTTGAAGAGCTTATTTCGAAGATAGATGGTGATATTGCGGTCGTACGGAAGAGTGTTCCCTACATCGATCCTCCACAAACTACGTCATTCTTAGGTGCAAGTTCTTCCGGTTCTAGCGGCAGTTCTTCCGGATCTACTCGCCCACCCTATGCTCTACCCTCCATAAGAAGCCACATTAGTTATCAATCCGATCTTGATGGAATAAAACTTCAATACAATTCTCTGATGGGGGTTCCCGTGAGTGAGGCAGATCAGAGAGAATTTTGGGTGAATTGGCTAAGATATACGTTCATACCTATTCTGTTCTATTCTTCCATTTTATATGCCGCAGTTATTGGGGGGACTACATGTGCAAACATCTATGGAGAAGAGAAATCCATGCTTAATCGGCTCTATTATTTTTTCTACGGGATGCTGGGCTTCCCCCTTGTCCTGGCATACGCTGCAGTCTATATTGATACCCCGCTGTTAAAAATGATTAATACCCCGTTTTGGACATCATTTATCCCTGTGTCCCCTAGGCTATCCATAGATGATATGACGACTCAACCGACGACCATAGAAGTTGTAAATGGGAAATTTACTAAAACAACAAACGGAATGCCTGCTCCTGCGGGAATGACCTGGATAAAGAAACTACCCACGGCAACCATGTTTACTTATCTCCTTTCGGTAAATAATACTACAGTCCCTGTGGAAGACCTTCCGCTATTGACTGGAGGCTTACAGTGGGCATCCATGGCGGCGGCTACCAAAAAATCAAAGATAAACACTCCACAGACCCTATGGTATGTACAAGAAGTTCCAGTAGAGCCAGTAAAGCCAGTAAAGGCATAAGAGTATCAGTTGCGCTCCAAGGAGTGTAAATATTTTAGCAGAATACGATAGTAGCGAAAGATATGTCGTGGGTAGGTGCACTAGGATCGGCAGGTGCAGGTGCAGGTGCGCTAGGATCGGCAGGTGCAGGTGCGCTAGGATCGGCAGGAGCAGGTGCACTAGGATCGGCAGGGGCGACACTGGGGGCGGCAGCAGTGAATGCAGGTCTCCCGTCAAGTATAGTAAATAGCGCACTAGGCCAGCTAAATGGTCTTCTTGGTACAACGGCCAAGAAATGCCGCTACACTGAACTTACTGACCCTCAAACGAGTGATACTGTAGTAAGAGAAGATGCAACACACGTATATCAGCCATTCGGGACAGCTGGGAGATTTACCTACATCCATGTTGATCCTGCAGCACCAGCCCCGTATCAAATTGATAATCGGAAATCTCTCTGGTGGCATATAATAATCTCAGGGGGCGCCGTCCTCTTTACCACCACTCTGTTGCGCACCCTGAGTATGTGATACGCACCCCGAGTATCTAAACCTCCTGCGCTATAGTCACATAGAGATGGCGCATTCTACACAGCCTCATAGTTCACCGGAACAAGCGGCAAACTATCCGTTTGTTTCGGTGGTAACCCCTACCTATAATCGTCGCAGATTTATCCCCCAGCTTATTGAGTGCTACAGGGCCCAGAGGTACCCAAAGGGGAGAATGGAGTGGATTATTCTGGATGACGGTTCGGATCCTGTTGGCGATCTCTTTACCGGCCTCGATATGCCCAATATTCATTATATTCAGCTACCAGAGAAGCTTACCATTGGTGCAAAGCGGAATCTGTTAAACAAGAAGTCGTGTGGCGACGTGATTGTGGCGATGGACGATGATGACTATTACCCTCCAGAGCGTGTGTTAGCGGTCATTACGGCCTTTAAGCAAAAACCGACGTACGAGCTAGCCGGTGCATCCGAGGTCTACATGTATTATTCTGATATCCAGGTGATTTACAAGCTGGGCCCCTATCATGTCAATCACGCAACAAACGGTACAATGGCGTGGAAACGGAGATATGCGGATACTCATCTCTACGATGAGACAGTAACGCATGCGGAGGAGAAATCCTTCTTGGAGGGCTATAAGCATCCGATGATTCAATTGGACCCGTATAAGGTTATGCTTGTCATGAGTCATTCGGATAATACCTTTGATAAGAAGCGGATGCGGGAGTCAGAGGGAAATCCCCATGTAAAGAAGACGGCCAAAAAGTTGCGGGAGTTTATTAAGGACGCAAAGGCTCGTGAGTTTTTTGCACGAGCGTAATGGCTCGTGAGTTTTTCGCACCACCCTAATACCTTAAGAGAATGAGCATAGGTCTCTATAGAAAACAATGAGCTTCTATTCCCCGCATAGGTCCTTTGCGATTATGGCAGATACACTAGAGAGGGGGCTTGATTCGAATTGTCCCACGGTAGATGTCCCCCCAAACACGCTCAAGGTCAGCCTGAGGGCCCATCAGCAGGCCGTACTGGCAGCCATGGAAACCTCTGAGCGTGAACTGGTATCGGGGATGGCATGTTCTGGTGAAACTCTCTATTCCTCCTATGGGATTCTAGGAGATTCGGTGGGGGTCGGAAAGTCCCTCATGGTTCTTGCACACATTGCCCGCCTCGGTGCAATCGCACCTCTGCAGAACATCAAGACTCTTGGGACGAATTCGTCACACAAGATGTTCAGTATAAAGACGGATACAGTGACGGATATCAGCGGAGCAGGGGCGCTGATTATTGTCCCGCACACACTCTTTCGTCAATGGTCCGATTACCTTAAGAAGCAGACGAATCTGAGCTACATGTGCGTGGATAAGAAGAAGAGTATGCTGCAGGATAACTTTAGACAGTCGATTCTGGATGCACAGGTTGTACTGATTAGCAACACCCAGTACAAAGAATTCAGTACATGGCAGCGAGAGAACTCCATTCACTGGAAGCGTGTCTTTATCGACGAGGCAGATACGATTCACCTTGTGAATGGCTATCCAAGGCCAGAGGCACAGTTCACCTGGTTTATCACGGCCTCCTGGATGAACCTAATTTTCCCGAATGAGTCTCTCTATATTCAGCAACAGGCGCTGTTAACGCATGTCTTTGCCGAGGGGGCCCAGTATGCGTGTCTGAAGCCGTATTTTAATGAGCTTATGCGCTCAGGGCGGCCCTATAGTTATATGCGGTTTAGTATGACATCGTTTAACTTTTTCCGAGATGTGATTAATAATAGTCACCGGTTGCGAGGACGCCTTGTGTTAAAG